TAAAGTATTAAATAAGATTAATAAAGAATATACATGATAGCACTTTTAGGATTACCTTTTTTACTAATATCATTCTTCACGATGACAAGTCTTCCTGCATGGTTAGACTTCAAACCTTTTAACTGCATTGTATGCCTTTCTTTTTGGAGTACATTATTTGGTGTACTATTATTTATATTTGTACCGATAACACAACCTTTCCTTATTGCATTAGGTTATGGAGGCTTTGCAAGTTACTTAGCTATTTTGATGAAAAGACTTTTAATTAAATTATACTAAATGAAAACATTTGACGAAATTTACAGCGAGATAATTTTTAAGGATGAAACCATTCGTTATTCATTGCGTGAACTCCTTCACGTTTTTCAAACTGAAAATAGTTGGATAGGACAAACAAGTCAACTACTTCAACTTAAAGAATTTCAACACGAATTGACAGGAATAAGACCAGGCGGATGTAGTGGTTGTAATATCGAAGTGTTGATGAATATGATTAGGTGGGTTAATAAGTACGAATCAGATAAGGCAGCGCAAGAAACTAAAAAGATAGGAAGACCCAAACGCAATGGATAAAATAGTATATTCACATAGCGGAGGGCATGGTGATATGATTTATTCCTTAGCGGTTTGCAAAAGGATAGGGAAAGGTTATTATAAAACTAATTTTGATGATCAGTATTATCAAAACATCAAACCATTGCTTGATGAGCAACCCTACATTATTGAAGTCCTTCCTAAATCTTCACTCGAAACTATCACACATAATCTTGATGACTTTCGCAATATGCAAGGACTTGGTGAAGTATCTTTACTTAAAAACCATTTAAAAGCATTTAATTTAAGCGAAGATAATTGGAATGATACTTGGCTAACCATAACACCTAAAAGATTAATTGAAGGCGAATATGCGCTTGTAAATGTAACACCACGTTATCCTGCAATCGGTTTTGATTGGCAATCTGAAATAAACTACCTTAAATCAAAGTACAAACAAGTTTACTATGTAGGGTACGAAGAGGATATGACAGCACCATTTAATTCATTAGAATACTTTAAAACAAACGATGCTCTCGAACTTGCACAATTAATAAATGAAGCACAGGTTATAAGTTGTAATCAATCATTCGCTTTAACCATAGCGCAGGGATTGGGCAAACCTTATAGATTAATGGTTGCAGACAATCACACTAATTGCATACACAACACACCAAATGAAACATTATTAAACAGATGAATATAAACGGATTTGAATATAAAATAAACGAACAAGGGGTATTACAACAAGTCAACCCGAATGTTATTACTTATGATTCTGATTATGTAACATCGAGATATGGTGCAATCATCGAACTTCGCAAACAAATGAGTATGCTAAGATATGGTTATATGGTAGGCAGCATTGGTAAACCAACTATGATACTTGAAATTGGATATGGTGCAGGTGACTTCATCGAATTATGCGCAGAGCAAGGCATTGAATGTTTTGGCAATGACATAACTGGAATACCAACACCGCCAAAAGTAACCGCAACCGATAACATATATGAGCAAGTTGATGTAGTTTGTATGTTTGATGTCTTAGAACACTTTGAAGATATTAATTTCATCAAAGAATTGAACACCAAGTATGTTTATGTTTCAGTACCTAACTGCGAACAACCAAACAATATTGATTACTTGATGAGAAACTACATACATTTAAGACCAAATGAACACCTACACCACTTCAATAAGTCTTCACTAATAGAACACTTCAAGTTAAATGGATATAAACTAATAACTATGTCAAATTGCGAAGACACGATAAGGAAAAGACCAAATACACCAATGAATATTTTATCTGCTATCTTTGAAAAGGAAAATTTAAGCTAATGGGAAAGAACAAATACATTGAAACACCCGAGAAGATGTGGGAACACTTTGAAGCATATCGCCAAAAAGTAAAAAGCAACCCTATTTTAGTTCAAGACTTTGTCGGAAAGGATGGTGATGAGGTAAACAGAAAGAAAGAAAGACCATTAACATTGGAAGGTTTTGAACTCTATTGTTACGATAACGACATTATAAGCGATTTAAGCCACTATTTTGCAAATTTAGATAATAGGTATAGCGATTATATAGCTATCTGTTCACGCATAAGGAAAACTATTAAGGATGACCAAATACAAGGAGGTATGGCAGGCATTTACAATCCATCAATAACACAGCGTTTAAATGGATTGACAGATAAGAGTGAAGTAAGGCATATTGAGCAACCGCTATTCCCCGATAATTAATTTATCAACAAGGTGGTATAACCTACTTGTAAGACCTATATTTGTATTATGGAAATATGGCAAAATATTGAAGGTTTTGAAGGCTTATATAAAGTAAGCACAAAAGGTGTAGTTATTAGTTTAGGAAAAGGTAAATCAACTAATCCCGATAAATGTAAACAAAGAGTAATAAAACCAAGAATAAAAAATAATGGTTATATGCAAGTTAAAATATCCAAAGAAGGTAAAAGGTCTCATTTATTATTGCATAGGGTTGTTGCTAAAACATTTATTTTAAATAATGATAATAAACCCGAAGTTAATCATATTGATGGAGATAAGCAAAATAACGACATTAGTAATTTAGAGTGGGTTACATCAAGTGAAAACCAAAAACACGCATTTAGAATAGGGAAACAAAAAGCTATTAAAGATATTCATAATAAACAATCAATTAAAATTAGGCAACTTGATTTAAATGGGAATATAATTAAAGTATGGAATAGTATAAACCAAGTTAAAAGAGAAATAGGATTTAATACATTTGGAATTATAAAATGCTGCCAAAAACAAAAAAGATATAATACAGCATACGGTTATAAATGGGAATATGTTTAAAAGAACAACAGCTATAAATAGATTATTGAAGTTATCTGCCCGAAAGAAAATCATTCAGGGTGGGACTTCCTAACATCCCCTTATGAGTAATTGTAAGGGGGACTAATCAGCAGGCAAAACATTTGGAATCTTACCCATCCTAATTGATAGGGCAAGCAAAACACCGCACTTAGAAATTAGTGTAGTTTCAGAAACCATCCCCCATCTTCGAAGGGGTGCAATGAAAGACTTTTTAAAAATAATGGAGTGGACAGGTCGTTATTCAGATTTAAATTGGAATCGATCACTACTTACTTATCGTTTTGCAAATGGTTCTTATATAGAGTTCTTTAGTGCCGAAATGGAAAGCAAACTAAGAGGTGCAAGAAGAAACATTTTATACATTAACGAAGCGAATAACATCACATTTGAAAGCTATCACCAATTAGCAGTTCGAACAAGTGGAGAGATATGGTTAGACTTTAATCCTACAAATGAATTTTGGGCGCATACCGAGTTAATGAATGATGAGGACACCGAACACATCATTTTAACTTATAAAGATAATGAGGCACTACCCGAAACAATTATACACGACATTGAAGCAGCCGAACTAAAAGCTAAGACATCAACATATTGGGCTAATTGGTGGCAAGTATATGGATTAGGGCAAGTAGGCAGCCTACAAGATGTTATTTTCGACCAATGGAAGCAGATTGACACGATACCAGAAAGAGCCGAACTTGTAGGACATGGAATGGATTTTGGTTTCACTAATGACCCGAGTACACTTGTAGCTATTTACAAATATGAAGGCAAACTAATCATTGATGAATTACTATACCGAACCAATATGACAAATAACGATTTGGGTAACTTTCTTAAATCCATCCAATTTGGGCGAAAGGAATTGATTTGTGATAGTGCCGAGCCTAAATCAATAGAAGAACTAAGGCTGCAAGGTTTCAATGTTAGACCTGCGGTTAAAGGTGCAGATTCAATCAAGATAGGAATTGACATCTTGAAACGATACGAGATACAAGTTACAAAGAACTCAACTAATCTAATCAAAGAATTAAGGGGCTACACTTGGGAGAAAGACAATGAAGGCAAACTTACAGGCAAACCAATAGACAGTCTAAATCATCTATGTGACAGTATGAGATATGTAGCACTCTTAAAATTAAATAACCGACCAAGTGGCAAATATTCAACAATTTCAATCTAAACTTATATTTATAAAAGATGATAGGCAATTACAACCAGTTAACCATTAAGCAGTTTTTAAAAATCAAACTAATTAGCGAACTTGAACAAGACCCTTTGCATAGAAAGGTTTTAATTCTTAGTGAAATTAGTGGGGTATCAGTTGATGAAATCGAAAGTATGCCAATAGGCGAAATGATTGAAGCACTAAAAGGACTTGACAAAATTGAAAACCTGCAAACAGATGAAAAGATTAAATTAAAATTTAAAGTAGGTGGCAGGCGATTCATCGTTAAGTGGAAAGAACAAGAATTAACAAGTGAGCAATTCATTGATGTTAGTCACTTTTGCAAAGAGCCTGAAAAGATATTGAGCAACATACATAATATACTTGCTTCAGTATGTGTAGAACGTAATTGGTATGGTAAAGAATTAGGGTATAAAGGCGATAAGCATAAAGAGGTTGCAGACTTGTTTTATAATGAGATGAAAATATCGACTGCATATCCTATCATGCTTTTTTTTTGCAAATACTACGAGGCATTGCAGCAAAATATCCTAATTTATTTGGAATCGGAAGCGATGAAGGCGATGGAGAACACGAAGGAACTGATGGAGAAATTCAAACTTTTAGAACCAAATGGGGATGGATTGCAAGCATAAACGATATATGCAAAGATGATCGTACAAAATGGGATTACTTTTTTAGGATGAATGTGATTGAGTTCTTGAACACGATGACATTTTATAAAGACAAAAGCGAACACGACAAAGAAATATGGACAAGGCAGCAGCAGCAGCAATAGGGGCAAAGTTTGGGGAGTCAATCAAAGACTACACAAAAGCAAGTGAGAATATCATTGAGGCTATTGTTATGGAGCATTGCAACGAAGGTATAAAGCTAATGTCAAAACAGATTAAATCAAAGGCACGAACAGGACAAGCAAGTACATTAGCAGCAAGTATGAGTAATGTTCCTATTCAAGTAAGTGCAACTAAGTTTCAAGTGAACACGATTAGCACCGAGTATTATGCAGACTTTGTTGATAAGGGAGTAAAGGGAGTTAAGAATAAAGGCAAAGCACCACGCAGCCCATATAGTTTTAGAAACTTAGGAACATCAAAGGCGATGGTTGAATCGTTTAAAGATTATATCGCAAGGACTGGAATGAAGACAGCGAAGATAGGTGGCAAAAGAAAAAGTCTTTATAAAACAAATAGAGAAACTAAAAAGAAAACTGCTAAAATGGATTTAATCGAAAAGGCTGCACAAGGTTTGGCAGTAGCAACTAAAATAGGTGGTATCAAACCAATGAATTTTATAGGCAAAGCAGATAATCCAAAACGAACAAAAGAACTTGCTCGAAACTTAGCAGCAGCACTAGGCAAGGCAATGGCAAAGAATATTAAAATATCAATCAATGGCAATTAACATCATATCAAATCCGAACAGCGTAGTGAGTGCATTTAATCAAATGGCTTTCAATGTGAGTTCAACACAAGCAGGACAAACGAACTTTAACTTTTTAGCAGATGTATATGTGAGTGGAATAAACACCGCAGTAAGTCGAATTGCAATACCTAAACAACCGAGTGTTAATACTTGTTTAATTGATGCAAGTCCGATATTAAAGAACTATGTTAAAAATGATTTCTTTAATGTAAGCGGTTCTAATTATTGCGAGCCTAATATCAATAGTAGGGCAAAATATTACGTTCAATTTGGTGAGTTATACGATGTCAGCGGAGTGCCTACGATTTACCCTGACCTTAGAAGATTCCCGACAAGTGCAAGCAACACCGCAGTTAATTCTATATTTGGATTTGAGCAGTTCAACACTAATGTTTGGAATGGTTATGATGTAAGCGGATTTGGATTTTTAACTGAGATACCCGAAAGGATAACGATTGAGCAAGGTCAAGAATTAAGGTTGAGTTTTTATGACCCTAATAATTTGATAGGATTTTTATATGTTGATGGTTATTCGCTTGATTATGTTGTGGCAAATAAAGTAAGTGGTGAGTTCTTATATAAT